CCAGTCGGTCAGAACAAATTCGACGCAGTAGGGGAAGACGAGATCATTGCGATGATCCGTGACGGAATGATGCTCACCGAGATTGCGCGTAACGTTGGTGTTGATCGGCGAGTGTTTACGGCGTGGATTGAGCAAAACCCATCCCGTTCCGCGCGTGCGCGTGAAGCCCGTTCCCTCGCTGCGGCGATGTACGACGAAATGGCTCTTGAAGAGCTACGAAACGCGGCAGACCCGTTTGAGCTTGCGAAAAGTCGGGAGATTGCATCGCACCTGCGCTGGAAAGCATCAAAGCTCAATCCGAAGATGTACGGCGACAAAGTATCCGCCGAGCTATCCGGCGTTGATGGCGCTCCGATCAAGATTGATGCAACGCTCTCGCCGGATGAAGCGTATCTCAAGCTTTTGGGCAAATGACGTTTGACTGGAAAAATCCGCGCTACGATCAAATTTACCGGGAAAGAAGCGAGCGACTGCTCAAGCTGCGCACGGATGCAGCACTGTTAGCGTCAATCAAAGAGTTCTACAAGACCCATCCCGTTGAATTTGTGCAGGATTGGGCGATTACGTTTGACCCGAGAAACGTAGAACGCGGGCTACCGGCCTTGGTGCCGTTCGTGCTTTTCCCGAAGCAGCAGGAATTTCTGGAGTGGCTGCATGCCCGGTGGCTGGGCCGGTCTGACGGCGTGGCAGAGAAGTCCCGCGACGTGGGCGCAAGCTGGTTGTGCGTTGCTTTTGCCGTGTGGATGTGGCTATTTCACGCGGGCACAGTGATTGGCTACGGGTCACGGAAGGAGTCGTATGTAGACGACTTGTCCAACCCGAATTCGCTGTTTTGGAAAGCACGAAGCCTTATTGACTATCTACCGCCGGAGCTACAGCCGCAGGGATGGGATAGCAAAAAGCATGCGCCATTCATGCGCATCATCAATCCCGAGAACGGTTCAACGATTGTCGGCGAGAGCGGTGACAATATAGGTCGGGGCGGGCGAACTTCGATTTACGTAATCGACGAAGCGGCGTTCATTGATAGAGCCGAAGCGGTGGACGCTGCGTTAAGCCAAACGTCGAACTGCAAGATTTACGTCTCCACGCCCAACGGCGCAGGCAATCCGTTTTATCAAAAACGCCACAGCGGGAAATATCCCGTCTTTACATTTGATTGGCGAGACGACCCCCGGAAGGACCAGGCGTGGTACGACAAGCAATGCGCGGTACTTGATCCTGTAGTCGTCGCGCAAGAAATCGATCGCAACTACGAAGGCTCGGTCGTAAACGCCTTTGTTCCAGCCGAGCTGGTCAAAGACGCAATGGCACGCGGACCGGCTGACGTGATTGCAAAGGGCGGGTTAAGAGTAGGCGTAGACGTGGCCAGGTTCGGCGATGACAAAACTGTCATTACCTTCAGGCGTGGCCGGGTGTTGCTTAAGCAGACGGCGCTGGAAAAACTGGACGTGATGCAAGTCGCAAGCCGGGTCAAGAGCGAGATTGCAGCATACGCCGAAGCGCCGGAACAAATCGCGGTGGACACGATTGGTATCGGGGCTGGCGTGGCAGACATCCTGCGTGGGTGGTATCCCGACAAATACGACCGCCAGACCAACAAGCGCACGCAGATTGTTGTGGATGTCAACGCAGCGCAGCGCATGTCAAACGGGCTTGATTACAACATGCGGGCTTACATGTGGCGCGAAATGCGCGAATGGCTCAAGACCGCATCGGTTGTCAATGACCCCGAGCTAAAGACCGACCTCACGGCACTGCGCTATCTGTTTAAGGGTGGCGAATTGCTGCTAGAAAGCAAAGAAGACGCAAAACGCAGGGGCGTCAAGTCACCCGACCGGGGTGATTCCCTGGCACTCACTTTCGCAGTGCCGACGATCACAAACAACATCAAGACACCGTATATCGCGCCGTACAAACCATCGGACGCGAGTTTCGGGGTTCTGGGCTAAGGAGCAAACAATGGCAACAGTAGGCTACACCGCGACCGAAGACGGCAGCGTCAACGATGGGTCTGTAACGGTCTATCAGTGGACTCCGCTCACGACAACCAACTCGGACGGCGCACCCGTGGGAGCGGTTCAGTACGCGGACCGATCCGTACAAGTCACGGGCACATTCGGCGCAGGCGGATCTATCACGTTCCAAGGCTCAAACGATGGGACTAACTGGGCCACGCTCAACACGGCCCAAGGTGCAGCAGTTGCTCTGACGGCTGCAAACCAGCTCAAACAGCTAGTCGAAATCCCGCGCTTTATTCGCCCATTCGTCACGGCGGGCGACGGCACTACGAGCATCACCGCAATCATGGTTGCGCGTCGTCAAAACCCCTTGCGTACATAAGGACCGACATGGACAAACTGACCGCTGCGGACGCAATCCGCAATCTCGCTGTGCAGTACCAGGCGATGGTAGACGCAGCCGAAGCGCTGCAATCCATTGGATCTCTGGAGCAAGCTGCAAATGAGGCCCAAGCCGCAACGGATGATGCCAACGCACGGCGCGACCAAGCCCTACAGGACTTGGACAACGCTCAACAAGCTCTTATCGCAGCAAAAGAGCAAGCCCTATCGATCCTGGCCGAAGCCCGCGATACAGCAGACCAAACGGTTATCGCAGCCAAGTCCAAGGCGGAAACCATCATGGCTAACGCGAATCAGCAAGGGCAGATCGCCATTGATGCAGCCGCTGCGAAAGCCAATGGGCTGGTGTCGTCAGTCTCGGGAAAAGTAGACGACCTGACTGCCAAGGCGCAGCAACTGGAGTCCGACATTGCCGAGTTGGAGGCCAAGCGCGATGCAGCCGTGGCCGACGCGCAGGCGGCTGACGACAAACTCGCTGCGGTGCAATCGCAGATTCGCAAACTCGCGGGAGTGTGACATGCCCAAGGCAACAGCCATTTGCAACTCGATTTGTAATCTGATGTACCGGGCGACCGCTTGGGCGAACGTCGCTGATAACGCTGCGTCTTCTCCGCTGACGAACGTTTATGTTTCTCTGCACACAGCCAATTTGACGGCGGCAACGGGGACACAAACTGACCAAGAGACGGCCTACACAAACTATGCCCGTCAGGCTGTGGCACGTTCCACGGGTTGGTCTGCTGCGTCTGGTGGATCAACGAACAACGCAGCCCTGCTGCAATTTCCCCAGTGCGGGGCAACCGGCGCAACGATCACCCATGTAGCCACCGGGACGAGCGTTTCGGGTGCAGGTGCTTCGTGGCACTTCGGCGCACTGAACTCCAGCATTGCCGTTAGCTCGGGGATCACGCCTCAGTTCGCCAGTAACGCGCTCGTAATCACGGAATCCTGAGATGCAGATTCTTGAGCGGCTCCTTGATCTCATCGGTGAACCACTGTACTACTGCGCCGAATGCAAGCGCCGGGTGCGAGTCACGCCGGTAGAGGGTGAAGAGCCGGTCATTCAGCGGTTCTGTGAGCATCACGACGCGCAGATCATCGCCCCACGCAGGGCCATCCTGACGGGCGATGGAACCATTAATAGTCTGCCACCGATGCAACGTGCCGCTTGGAATATGCGTTCGTTCTTGTCCAACCTGACCGGGCGCAATGTATGACACCGACCCGTGAAGAGATCGAGAAGCAAGAGCAAAACCCGCTGGCAACCTGTGCCGAATGCGGGGCCGCTGTCATTGTTCACGATGGGCATTACTTTCGTACCTGTGAACATAACGAAGCCGGAATCCTGGCAAACATGACCGCGCTGATTCAGGGCATGGGCGGGGTGGTTCCGTAATGGGTTTTTCCGGTGTCCGCGAATTCGCCACCGAACAGGAGACAGTCGGCAAAGAGTGGATGAGCTACTTCCACAAGACCGGATCGCCAGCTTTGACGGCGGCAGGTTTCTGGGCTGACTTGTCAATGGCTGCAGGGACACCAAAGTACAACGCTTATGTGGGAACACAGGCGGAAGGTACGCCGTTTGTCGGGGCCGGGAACTTCGGCATCTATGTGCCGACCCCTGGGACGGGTGAGACGCTGCACATTGCGGACCTGAACATTGGAACGCCTTCGGCAACCTTCGCCCCGGCGACGTTCTTGCTCTGTGATTATCTCTATGCCTATCCGCTCATGGACATGGATTCGACGGACGTGCAGGCAATGGATAACTCGGTGGCTCCGGTTCCGAGATACGCAGACGGCAAAGGCGTGCGGGCAATGATTGTCACGACCACGCCACAGACTGCCTCGGCGCGGGTCAATATCAGCTACACCAACGACCAAGGCGTAGCAGGGCAAGTCTCTACGGTGTACACCAACACCAGTAACGTCGGGATGATCCAGGGTGGGTATGCCTCGGGTGGTGCAGCGAGTACCCAAGGCCCGTTTGTCCCGTTGGCATCAGGCGACCAGGGCATGCGCCAGATCGACAGCATTCAGCTACTGGCTTCTGCGGGTGGCTTCGCAGCGGTGGTGCTGGTTCGGCCCATCGCAGAGATCAAGATTCGTGAACGGGACACCGTGGCGGAAATCAGCTACCTCATCAACAAACGCGCACTGCCGAAAGTATTGAATGGCGCGTATCTCAATTTTATTTTTCAATCGGGCGCTACAGCGATCAGTTCCGTGATCCGTGGTTTTGTTCGGTTCGCCTGGAGTTAAACATGGGTCCATCGACGCCGATTAACTATTGCACTTATTTCAGACTCGGCAATTCCATATTTTTTGGAAAGGCTTCTCCCGGTCGCGCCAGTCGCCCTTTCTTTTCGGATGGCAATAACGTCTTCGTTAGAGAGTTTTGAATGAGGACTTTTCTCACCAACCAAAAATCTATTTCTGGAAATTGCATCGTGCAAATTTTCCTTGGCATTGCCTGGACGGAGGTGCTTTGGGTTGCAGCATTTCGGGTTATCGCACGAATGCAGAAGGAATGCGCCATTTGGAATTGGCCCGACAAGAAGCTCGTAAACGGCCCTGTGTGCCCGGTGGAGCTTGCCTTTCGAGCGAATGCAGCCATAGCCCCCGGCAACGGTAGCGCCGTTCCAAATCCAACAGGCAGCATCACCATTTGTTCGGTCAATGAATTTCCAGATTGTTTCGGAAAGTTCTTTGGAGTAATTGCGGCTGAGCGATTTATGGGTACAGGCGCGACTACAGAATTTACCCCTCCCGGATGGAGGTTTGTAGTAGATGGCTCCACATTCTTGGCAGACGGAATTCGTTCCTTCTTTTTTCATTACAAGCGCCTCGTTAGTTCGATTGTCTAATTATAAGGGAATATCATGGGCTGGAATAGCACTGATGATTGGGTGAACGAAGTCACTACCAACGGTAAAACGACCGGGGTGATTATCTCCAATAAGATTACTGGTGCATCGGCTTACACGGCAGGCCGTTGGTACGACATGAGCAACTTGGCAGGTTTCCCGGTGGCAAACGCATGGGCAGGCACTGCGCTGGCTTGGAAAACATGCGATGAGACAACCGGCAACGGTACGCAGATTTTCGGCCTTCAGCATGGCGGTAACGTCTCGACCGATACCAAGCACATGGCGCTGGCGTCCGTCTGTACGGCAGTGGCAACGGGTGTACCGGCCTTCATTCAGTGGGTGGACCTGCAAGGCTACTGGCCGGGTATCAGCAATAACACCACGTCCGCGCAGACGCTGACGGGAACTCCGACGCTGCGTTACACGAACGGCGCAGGGTGCCGCTTGTATCAAGTGCAAACCGCTGTAGCGGGGGCAACTGCACAGAACATTGCCATCAGCTACACCGACCAAGGTGGCGCTACTGGCAACACTTTGCCGGTCACCGTGGCAATGACGGCCTCTGCGATTGTTGGGCATATGTCGCACACAGGTACGGCAGCCAACAACTACGGCCCCTTCCTGCCGATGGCGAACGGCGATACCGGGGTGCAGAACGTGGCAACGGTCACCATGTCTGCCGCCAACACCGGCACGTTTGCATTGTGCCTTGCTCGCCCTCTGGGCCTGCCGATTCCGATCACGACGCTGGGCGTTCTTGGCGAACGGGAGTTCTTCACCCAAGCGCCAAGCCTGCCGCGTGTGGTCGATGGTGCGTGTCTGGTTCCGTTGATCTTTGCCGGTGCAGCGGTGGCGGCTTCGACAAACTTTTATCTGTTCAACGAATTCCAATGGGGCTGATATGGCCCTGCTGCACAACACGGTAATTCAAAGCGCGATGCTTGGTCTTCGGTTGACCGGTATCGAACCGCAGTTACCGCTGTCGCCGTTGAACCGTGCGGGAGGCAAGAACTTCTATACCGGGGGACATAGTCCAAACAAGACCAGCGGCATGCCAAACGGGCACGTCCACCCATCCAGTTGGAAGATGCCCATGCAGTCGGGCGGGTTGTCGTGCTACACCACGGTAACGGGTTCTGGTGCCGTGTCGGCCACCGGGCAAGCTGGATTGAACATGGACGCCACCTTGACCGGATCGGGTGATATTTCATCGGCGCTGGCTTCGCTGATTGTGTCTATGGCGGCATCGATCAGTGGCAGCGGAACGATCAGCAGCGCGGATGCGCGTGCATTCCTCGACATGGTTGCGACCATCACGGGGTCTGGCTCGATCAGCGCTGCCCCCTTGACCGGGCTGGGTGAGTTGGCGGCTAGTCTGACGGGTTCTGGTACAGCGACCGGTAGCACGCTGACGGGGACCGGCGCGATGTCCGCAACAATTCGGGGCTATGGTGATCTGACGCCCGAGGGCATTCGTGATGCGGTGTGGAATGCCTTGGCTGCCAGCTACAACACGTCCGGCACGATGGGCGCAAAACTCAACACGGCCAGTAGTGGCGGGGTTGACCTGAACGCCTTGGCTCAGGCTGTATGGGCTGCGCTGGCGGCAGATCAGGTTACATCGGCGTCCATGGGCGAATT